CAGCAGGAACTACAAATACTACAGGAGCCGGTGGTCCAGGAGGATCATCAACATCAAATTCAATAACAGGAGCGTCTGTTGCAAGAGCAGGCGGAGGCGGAGGCGGCGCTTATCAAAACCGTGCAGGAGGAACTGGCGGAGGCGGTGGAGCAACTAATGGATCAAACGTGGGTACACCTACTTCGGCAGTACCCGCTAATACTGGATCAGGATCTGGAGGAAGTGGTGCTGACGTACCAAACGGTAACGTAGGAGCTGGAGGTTCAGGTGTAGTAGTAATTAGAGTACCAGCTGCTAATGATCCAGGAAGTTTATCTATTGCTCCAGGAACAAATTCAATAAGCACTGATAGTCCAACAGGGGATAAAATCTGTACATTTACAGTGAATGGAACATTAAGTTTTTAACATGGCTCACTTTGCAGAATTAGATGAAAATAATGTAGTAGTAAGAGTTACCTGTGTAGGTAACGATGAAGTTGCTTATAATGGTGATCCTGCAGGAGAAAACTATTGTAAAAATTTATTAGGTGGAACATGGAAACAAACATCTTATAATACTGTAAGAGGCAAACATTATACTCAAACATTTAATGCTGACGGAACAAGCACTACTGAAGAATCAGCTGATCAATCTAAAGCTTTTAGAGGTAATTTTGCTGGTCGTAACTTTACTTATGATGCAGAGAAGGATGTGTTTATTCCTCCTAAATATTTTGATTCTTGGACTTTGCATAGCACTCAATATATTTGGGAACCACCGGTAGCTTATCCATCTGTCGTAACAGATGCAAATGATAAATTAATAAGTTATTATTGGGTAGAAGATAGTCAACAATGGAAAGGTAATCCAATAGGTGATGATGGTAGGTCGGACGAAAGTATAGTATATACATGGAATCCCGGTACTTCATCTTGGAGCTAAATTAAGAATAGACTTTTTTAAAAGATTCGGTATAAAGAAATAAAGAAAGTTAAGATGGAACTAAAAGACAGATATTATTATTTTACTTCAGCATTATCAAAAAAATTTTGTAACCATGTTATGAATTTTGCTTTACAAAAAAAGCATAAAAAAGCTGTAGTAGGTAATAAAAAATTAGAAAATTATTCTAAAAAAGAATTAAAAGAAGTAAAGAAAAATACTCGTGATTCCAATATAAGTTGGCTGGAAGAGCCTTGGATGTTTAGAGAAATAAGACCTTATCTTCATGAAGCTAATAGATTGGCTAATTGGAATTTTGAATTTGATTGGATAGAGTCTTTACAATTTACTAAATACTCTAAAAATCAATTTTATAACTGGCATACCGATGCTTTTGCTGAGACCTATAAAAGTTCTTCACCTACTCATAATAATAAAATAAGAAAACTTTCTTTTACTTGTCAATTAAGTGATCCAAATGATTATGAAGGAGGTGAGTTAGAATTTGTAATACCCCAAACATTTAAACATGAATTAAAATTTAGTGCATATAAATTAAAAGAAATTATACCTCAAGGATCCCTTGTAGTCTTTCCATCTTTTTTATTGCATAGAGTTAAACCAGTTACGAAAGGAGTAAGATATTCATTAGTTTCATGGGCTCTTGGATTTCCTTTTAAATGAAAAAAGATTTTATATTATGTAAAGAAGTTATTAATAAAGAAATGGCTTTGTATTTATATGATTACTTATTGTTAAAGAGACAAGTCTTTCAAACTTTATTTAATAATAGGTTAATTTCATCTTTAAACATTGATTGGGGAGCATGGGGGGATACACAAGTTTCTAATACCTATTGTGCTTATGGAGATATTGCCTTAGATCTATTATTATCGAGAGTAAAACCTTTAATGGAAAAAAAGACAGGTTTAGAATTAATTGAAACATATTCCTACGCAAGAGTATATAAAAAAGGGGATGTTTTAAAAAAACATAAAGACAGAATTAGTTGTCAAATATCTGCTACTATGAATTTAGGCGGTGATCCGTGGCCTATATATTTAGATTTAAAAAATAAAAAAGCTAAAAAATTTATTTTAGATAAAGGAGATATGTTAATTTATAAAGGAGATAAAGTATTTCATTGGAGAGATAAATTTGAAGGTAATTATTGTGGTCAAGTATTTTTACATTACAACAATATTAAAACAAGCAAAAACCGCTTTGATGGTCGTGCTCATTTAGGACTTCCAGAAGATATAAAAAATGTTAAATAAAAAAAATTCAACACCTTCTATCTATCCTTTATTTGCTACTCCTGTAATGATGATAGAGTTAAATATTAATGAAAAGAAAATTTTAAATTATATGAAAAAAATAAAATATAAAACAACTAAACTTGCTGACGGCTGCCATCAATCTTTTTCTAATAAAATTTTAGAAGATAAAATTTTGGAAAAAGAAAAATTAATTTTAATGAATGCTGTAAAATATTATTTAAAAACTGTATTTCATTATAGTGGTAAATTTAAAATGGGTAATTCGTGGTTAACAAAAACTTTTCCAACTTGTGAGTCTCAAGCTCATTGTCATAGAAATAATTGGATGAGTGCGTGTTATTACCCAGAAGAAAATAAAGGGTTTAGCATTTCTTTTATTAGGGGAAGTGCAGTTCCGTTTATTGATGTAGATTACGATGATTATGATAGTGTGTATGCCTGTGAGAGCTTTAATCTGATTCCTAAAAAAGGGAGTCTTGTAATTTTTCCTAGCTACGTGCAACATAGAATAAATAAAAATTTATCTAATAAAAATAGATATTCTTTAGCTTTTAATATTAATCCAATAGGACATTTTAAAAAAGGATCAGACGGGGAGGTAATTTATGATTGAAAAAGAAAAATATGAAAAAGAAATAACAAAACTAAAAGAATTGTTAGACATGGAAACACAAGTTAAAAAATCCGAAGTATTTTTAAATGGAGAGCTTAAACAATATAATTTAAAATTACAATTAGCTATTGAAACTCAAAGCAAAATTATTAATGAATATGCTGATAAGATAGCGCAACTAAAAAGCCATATAGAAAAACTTACTTCATAGGTTGTGAACACAGTTAAAAAAATAATTATTGTAGGAGGGGGAAGTGCGGGCTGGATGACAGCTGCTACTTTAATAAAAACTTTTCCTAATAAAAATATAACTGTTATTGAATCTCCTAACATTCCTACTGTGGGTGTAGGTGAAAGCACCATTCAGGGAATAAAGTTTTGGACTAAATACTTAGGTATAGAAGACAAACAGTTTTTAAAACATACGGATGGAATATATAAATTAAGTATACGGTTTACTGATTTTTATAAAAAAGGGGAATACTTTCATTATCCTTTTGGAGAACCTTTTACTGAAGGTAATACTGCTGAGCTTAATGATTGGTGGTTTAAAAAATTTTTATACCCCAAAACACCCCAACATGATTATGCTGATTGTCATTTTCCACAGATGGCGTGCATTAATAATAATAAATTTTCTTATGATACATCTAATAATATTCCTTTTAATTTTGAAAGGAGTGTTGCGTATCACTTTGATGCAACTAAATTTGCTATATGGTTACGAGACACTTACTGTATACCTAAAGGAGTAAAACATATTAAAGAAGATGTTATAACCATAGAACAAAATAAAGAAGGTATTGTTTCTTTAAATAAAAAATATAAGGGAGATCTATACATAGACTGTACCGGTTTTAAGTCTTTACTGTTAGGTCAAACTTTAAAAGAACCTTTTAATTCTTATAGTGAAAGATTACCTAATGATTCAGCATGGGCTGCTAAAATTAAATACAAAGATAAAGAAAAACAATTAGTTCCTTATACTAATTGTACAGCCATAGAGAATGGATGGGTATGGAATATTCCTTTATGGAGTAGAATGGGAACTGGTTATGTATACTCCTCTAAATATGTAGATGATGAGACAGCTTTAAAACAATTTAAAAAGTTTTTAAAAACAGATAAATTAGATTTTAAAAACATAAAAATGAAGGTGGGTATCCATAAAAGACTATGGGTTAAAAATGTCTGTGCCATAGGTTTATCAGCAGGATTCATAGAACCTTTGGAAAGTAATGGATTATTTTCCGTCCATGAATTTTTAATGAAATTAGTAAGAACTTTAAACAGAGAAAAGATTTCTCAATGGGACAAGGATAACTTTACTTTTCAATGTAAATTATTATTTGATAATTTTTCTCAATTTGTAGCTATGCATTATGCTTTATCTCAAAGAACAGATACACCCTATTGGAAAGATAACTTTAATAAACAATGGTCTTTAGACTTATTGAATTTAAAAAGAGATCTTACAAGTGGGTTTGTTGAAAACGCTATTAATAGAAATTCTTTTTTTCACTATTCTAAAGATGCCGGTATTCATTGTATAGCTGCAGGAATGAATTGGCCCCCTACTGATTTAGAAACTTTAATGTATCTTAACCATGTAAATAAAAAACAATTTATGGACCACTACCAATCTTTTATAAAAAGATTAAATACCAGGAAAGAAACTTGGAATAAAAATATTCAATCCTTACCTTCTTTTTATGACTTCATGAAAGAAGATGTTTATGGCCAACATTAAAACTTAAAGAAACTCGTTCTTCTTTTTTATTTAAATTAGGTCTTACTAGATGTTCTGCCCATGGAGGAAACAACAATAATTTTCCTTCTTCAGGTATGAAATGATAGACGGAAGAGTTATAAGAATTGTGACCTATCATTTTAGATGGGTGCCAATCATACTCTAGATTAATAGAA